CTACTGCGTCATCGTCTCCGAGGACCTGATCGAGTACCACTACATCACCACCCCGGAGCCGCGCGTGTTCGTCCTGGGACTGCTGGGCAACTTGGCCACCCAGTACGTGGGCGTGATGTTCGGCGCGCCGGTGTTCAAGGGCAAGGCCGATCCGGGCACCAGCGCCGAAGTGGACGCCAACCGCGTCACCTACGCGCACAGCGTGGGTACCATCGTTCGGCCGTAGCACCCACTGCTGTTCGAGCAGCCGAAAGGAGGCAACAGCAATGGCGACCAAGGACCCGCACCACCCCGAACAACACCCGCACGCCCAGCCGGCAGTGAACGATCCGCGCAAGTTCCCGTCCACCGTGGAGCCAAAGACCCACCACGCCGGCGACGAACACCAGTGGCCCGCTGGCAAGGCACCGCCCGACGCCAAGGAAGATCAGCCGAGCGTCAAGGCGGTGCACACCGAAGAGGAAGCCAAGCAGGCAGCCGCAGAGGCGCAGTGGCCTGCGGGCAAGCCACCGCCTGATGCTCCGGCGGCGGAGCCGGTGATCAAACACCGGGACTACGGCATGGACCCCGAGGTTGGCAAGCCCAAGGCCGGCGCTGACGCTGCCGCGTGGGTCGATTACTTTCTCGCCAAGCACAAGGGCAAGCTGAGCGGCACAGCGGCGCGGGCCGCACTCCTGGACTTGTTGGAGTCGTACAGCGGTGGCAAGGCACCGCCCAAGGCCGCAGCTGCGGCCGACGAGGAGGATACGCCCACCAAGCACGACCCGCACGCTGCACCGCCGCACGCTGACCCGCACAAGAAGAAGTAACGGGCCGGCACCAACTGCCGGAAGGAGACCAGTGACATGGCTGATGTGAAGATAGTAACCCGTCGGGGCGAGTTGGCAGGCCCCAACAGTGAGGACGGCCACGACCAACGCCGGGGCATCCACACCGTGTACCTGGCGGACGAGTCCAGTGGCCAGGACGATGCGGGCAACTACCGCAAGCAGCGCGTCGTGTCGTTCATGAAAGGCCGCAACGATGCTGTGCCCGCCCAGCTGCTGGAGCAGCTGCGCGCAGCGGGATTCTGCAAGTAGTCCCTGGGGAGAAGCCACGCAGGGTACGACACGCGATGGAAACCGTAAGCAAAGGCGCGACGTTGCATACGGTATGGTCGCTGTACGACCCTGCGTCCCCTACCACCCTGGTGGACCCAGACGAGTACCCCGAGGCACCGCGCTTCAACGTCTATGACGTCGATGGCATTACACCGGTCACGGGCTTTAGCGATTTTCTGTACACCTTGCGCCGAGGGCCTGGCGTGTTCTCGCTGAACCTCCCCATTCCGTTGGCGGGCACGGTGATGCCGCCCACGGCGTTCGGCAAGTACTACACGCTGCGACTGAACACCGGCAGCCGCAATGGCCAGAACCTTGTGCAGAGCGATGGCAGCCAGCCGGAGTTCCAGTTTGCGGTGGAAGATACGGCCAACGCCTACCTGCCCGACCGCCCGTACACCACGCCCGACGAGATGGTGAACCTGTACGGCATCGACGGCCCACCCACGGTGCAGCAGGTACGGTTTGCGCAGGGCCTGTGCGACGACTGGATGCACCGCAGCCTGTGGCCGAGCATCTTTGAGAAGGAACGGTACAACGTACAGCCGGACCGCAACTTGGTGCTCCTGTCGCACCGGCCCATCACGCGCATCTTCAGTGTGCGCGCTAACGACCCGGTTGACGCCAGCGGCGTGGTGGGGCGCTACGGCTACGGCCGACGAGACCGCCGCACGCTGAACCAGATCAACGCCAACTACCTGAGCGTCATGGCCGTGCTGGGCAGCCCGCCACGGTTTGTGCCCATCCGCGCTGAAGACATCGAATTCAACCCGTACACTGGCGAGTGCTGGTTGCCCAGCGGGTTCTTCCTGGTGAACTACAGCCAGGTGGAATTCACGTACGAGGCGGGCTTCCGTGTCATTCCGGAGCGGGTGAAGCGCGCCGTGGCCGTGACGTTGCAGTTTGTTCGGCTGAAGGGCTTTGGCCCGCTGATGAACTGGACGGTGGGCCGCGTGAGCCACGCCACCAAGGACCCAGACATCCTGCCTGGCGAAGTCAAGCGCATGCTCGAACCCTACCGCAGCAAGTATTGGGGCTGACGTTACTATGTACATGCACCAGGACATGCACATCAGCCCGTGGTCCCTACCCACGTGGCAGCAGCTGACGTTCTTCCGGAACGTTGGCGGCGTCAACGACCTGGGCGAAGAACTGTACAACCCCTGGCCGTACTTGCAGCTGCACTGTCACGTGCAGCCGGAAGGCAACAGCAAGATACTCAACAGTCGGCTGGCCAATACCTACGCGCAAATGTACTACGTGTGGATTCGGGGTGACGTGTCGATACGTCGCAATGACCGCACTGTGGTTGAGAACGCCGAATGCGTTATCGAGACGGTGCACCGCTGGGGTGGCCACACCGAGCTGGAAGTTGGCGCAATCATGCCCGCTGGGGACACGTCACCGCTGCCATGAGCGCCGCTAAACGCATTGTCGAGGAACAGGCGTGCCGGTTGCCGCGCAGCCGGTATGAATGCCCTGCGTGTGGAGAACTGACAGATCGCCCTCGTGCACTGTGCGAAATCTGTGCAGAACAACTCGATAAAGAAGACGCTCGCAAATGACGCCGCACCGCCGCCACTTGCTGCTGACCGTGAAGACCGCCATGGACTCCGTGCCGTTGCTGTACGCGCGATTCCGCCGTGCGCTGCTGGCCGACGCGCGCACTGGTGGACCAGCGGCTGTGCAGCGCCAGTACATGGCGCGCTTCCGCCAGTACGTGGCCGAGCCGCGCCGTGCGCTGGTGGTGGCGGTGGCGCACAGGGCGGCACGGCTGCGGGCAGCCGCTATGGTGGCTGGAGCGCACGCGCACCCGTGGGTAGGGCACCCGGCTGCTCCAACGGCTGCGGTGGCCGCTGCGGCCCAGCGCGTGGCCTTACGCGCCTTGACGCACCAGCGTCGGGGTGGCTGGCGCATTACCGACCTGGAGTGGCCTAGCGACCGCTACGTGCAGGGGCTGTTCTTCAGCACGTGGGACGCGTGGCGTCGCCGTGCCGGCGGCACCGCACTGCGCGCTGCTGCGGACGACGAGGACGCCGACGTTGACGAGGATGCCCCCAGCATTGACCCCGCCCGCCGCAAGATTGCGTACCCGTTTGATGAAGACGTAACCGACATCGATCCGGAAGAACTGGTGGACGACGCCCTGGACGACGTGGTGGTAGGCCGTGGCGAGTACTATGCCGTGGCGGGCATCCGGGACCTGGCCCGCGAGGCGGACCACTTGATGTCCGCTATGGAAACAGCTGGCCTGGCTCCGCAGATCATCGGGTGGCGTTGGACCCTCAGCGACTCGCACAAGTACAGCAAGCAGGGCGACGAAGTGTGCGAGATGCTGGCCACGGCCGACGTGGGCCACCCGCACGGCCCTGGGGTGTACTACGATGCGTTTCTGCCCAAGAGCCACCCCAACTGCATGTGCGACCTGACCGAAGAGTGGGCCGACGACGATGAGTTGGACGACCCAGATTGGGAACCACCGGAACCGGACGACGATTACGAGGACCAGGTGCTGGCGCTGCCGGGGCAAGACGACGGCGACGGCTCAGGCATGTTTGCAAGCGCCGCGTAGTGCGGCTACAGAGAGGAAGGAGAACGGAAAATGGCTGGAACGTTGATGACGGATCTCAAGGCAGTCGCCACGGCGCTGGTGGTTCCCACCGATCAGCAGGGGCCTGGGGGCTTGCCGGTTGGCGTAGACCCGGTGATCCTGGTCGACACGGCGATCAACGGCGTGCGAGACATGCTGCGCATCGCCAACGAGATCAACCGCGTGTTGCCCGCCGGCGCGGCCAAGACTGCGATGTCTGTCGTGCTAACCGACTTGACGTAGCGGAGAGCGTCTCTCGCGCCCTTCACCGCGAGAACGGGCGGCGTGGGCGTCAGCTGAAGCGAGTGTGATTCTCCCGATCACTACTCAAGAGACCGGCTGACCCCACGCCGCAGCATCCTATGTCCCAAGCCGACGACATAGCTGCGAGTCTGCAACAGCGGTGCGATGCGATGGCCGATGCGTTGCTGCCCATCTGCCGTGACGTGAACGCGGTGCTGGAGCACTACGTGCGCGACCAGATTGGCATCCACGACCACTCGCTGAAGGACTTGGCCAAGTTGGGTCACCCGTACCGCGTGGCCGGTGGCGGCTACATGCGCCAGAACAAGAAGGGCCAGTGGCAGGGCGGCATACACAAGGAAGCCCGCTTGCAGCGCGAGCAGTCCCTGGGCCACGACATCAAGCTGGTGCACGTACAAAGCAAGACGCTGTGGGATGCCCTGTACAACCGCGTGAATCGCGTCGGCAACAGCATTCTCGCGGTGGTGGGCGTGGATATACAGAAGGCTCCCTATGCCCCGTGGATCATCAAGGGCACGCGCCGCATGATCCCCCGTGACTTTCTGGGCATTGGGGCGCTGCGAGCCCGCAGCGAAATCCATGCCACCTTGCGCGTCGGCATCAACGATGTGGCCAAGGCCGTGGGCGCACAATGATCGAGTTCAAAAGCCGGGTGCGCTCTGTGCTTCTTGCAGATGCCGCGTTAGCGCCAAAGCTGGCCTGGGCTCCTGGTGCTACTCGTGATCATCGGGCCGTGTTCCTCAACCATCTCTCTGCGGTCTCTAAGGTTAACTACCCGGCCATCTCGCTCTATTGGGAAAGCGGTTCGGATCAGCATGTGGTGTTTGCGATGAAGGGCCAGCTGTGGGTGGACATCTGGGTGTGGGAAACGCCCAGCGACCCCGGCACGGTAGGTGGACTGAGCGGGGCGTACTCGATTTACTACGACGTGCGCCGCCTGCTGCACCGCCAGCACCTGACGGCCCTGTTGCACAGCGCGCCGTACTGGCTGGTCAACTGCACCGAGCAAGAGTCCTGCTTCATGGAAGATTTCGACGAGCAACAGAAGCTGTACCACGTGGCCAGCAAGTACACGGTGGAATTAGCGCCCACGGGTGCGGAAGATGCGGTGCCCAACTGATGCTCTGGCTAGCCGCACTGGGCGTGATCGTGACGGCGGGCTTCTGGGTGGCGTGGGCACGCTGGACGGAAATGCGCGTGCGGCAACTGGAACAGCGTGTAGCGGACGTCTCAAGACTACTGGGCTTCCGCCCACTGCCGACTGATGACTCCACCAAGCGCAACATCTTGGACCCGATCGCTTATGCGTCGCCTGACGAACTTACTGGCGAAGCCAACACACACCGGGCGCACACTCGCCGTATGCGCGAGCCCCGCAACATCTTCACCGATGGGAGTTGAACAGATGGCAACCAATCCAGCACCACCGCACGACGGGGCGGCAGACACCGACTCTGCCCCGCAGGTTCCCAGCAGCGGCGTCACCACGGCACCGGCAGACCCCACCAAGCCACCGGAAAAGTTGGTCAAGCTGCGCCGCAAGCGGCCTACGCCGCTGGCTGGCGAAGAGTTTGTGACGACCAAGGACGGCAAGAGCGTCGCCGTCTTCTACGATGGCCTGGGGCAGTTTCCGCAAACGGTAGCCGATGCGTTGGTGGCGCAAGGCGATGCCGAAGTCGTACCGGAGCCTGCTGCCGCGCCCAGCAGTGCCGCACCCAAGAAGTAACACTCCACCGCCTATAAAAGGAGGCCCAGTATCATGGCGAGACAGATTTTCCCGTTCGGCTCCGGTCGGATGTTCCTGAAGCAGGCCACCGACCTGGGGTACATTCGCGTCGGTGTAGCCGCCATGCAGGAAGGCAGCTGGGCCGTCGAGACGGATATCAAGCAGTTGCACGGTGCCAACCGCTTCCCGGTGGACGTGCGCACCGGCATGGGCAAGATAGACGGCACCGCCAAGTTCACCGACTGGGACCCGCTGGTGATTGGCTTGATTCTGCAAAGCCAGGTCATCCCCGGCGTGGACGTGGTGCACATCGTCAATACCGACGCCACCGGCAACCCGCTGGTGGCCGCAGCCACCGTGACGGTCACACCGCCCACGGTCAACACCATTGCCGGCCAGTTTCTGCGCAACCTCGAAGTGGTATACAAGGCCACCGGCACCACCCCTGCGGCGCTGGTGGGCATGCCGCTGACGCAGGTGACCACGGTCCCTAGCAGCCCGCCCAACACCGGCAAGTTTTCCGTTGCGGTGACTGCGCCTACGGCCACGTATAGCTTCGGCTCGGACGACGTGGGCTATGGCATCCAGATCACCTACGTGTACTCGGTGGCCAGCGGCACCGGCGTACAGAAGATCGATTGGAACAACGTCATCATCGGCCTGTCGCCGGTATGCGCTGGCGTGTTCCAGGGGATCAGCGATGCCAAGCAGATGGTCATGGAGCTGAACCAAGTGGTGCCCCACGGCTTGAAGTGGGCCAGCCGCATCGACGACTGGAGCCACATCGACATCGGCCTGAGCGCCTTTGCCGATGCCAACGACGACATTGGCTTCATCAACCTGCTGACCAACGCCACTGCGTCTTAGCGTGCTGCCAAGCTGGTCGCGCTAGTCGCATCCTGCGCACGGCTGCCTCCCAGCCTTCCCTGGGGGCAGTCGCTGATGCGCCGCCTCCTTTGCGGCTAGCGCGACCTGCACCCCCGCTATAGTGCTCTCGCCGTGCCCGGCCACGGTGGCAGCGCCCAACACCACCACCACCACCCAGGTGCGCTCCACGGAGCCCACCGCCAACAGTCTAGGAGGACCCTGCTATGGCTGACGATGCCGCTACTCCAACCCCTGTGCCGCCCACGCCGGCCCCACCGCCCACGTACCTGGACGCCGACGGGCAGTACATCGGCCCCGAGCCGTGGCCTGGCCTGAAGCGCAACCCCATCAGCGGTCGAGTGCTGGTGCTGGGTGGGTACAGCTTCTTTGTGCCGGCCATGCTGCTGCGTGACCTGAGCAAGACCGCTGCCGAAGGCTTGCTCAAGAAGATCGAGAAGGTGACTGTCGATGGCGAAGACTCCGCCCCCGTGGTGGAGGGCATTGCCGCTGCTGTGACCATTCTCGAGCGCAGTCTGCGCCGCAACTACCCGGAGATCACTCGCGATCAGATCGAAGAGTTACTCGACCTGGCGAACATGAACCAGATGGTGGAAGCCGTGTTCACCGCTAACGGCTTGCAGCTGAACCGCCCTCCGTGGATGCCGGTGGCCGCGCCTCCCGCGCCGGCGACTCCGACGAGGGAGGCAACGGTAGCGGAGATTCAGGAACCGCTGGTGAAAGCTACTACGGCCTAGACGACCCGCAGTTTTGGACAGAGCTGGAGTGTGCGTATGCCTCGGCATTCGGTTGGAGTCGCGAGCGCATCTACAACACGCTCGACCTGCCGCACTACCTGCGCACCGTGGGGTGGTGGGCCAAGCATCCGCCGCTGTTCATGCTGCCGGAGATCATTATCGAGGCGCTCAAGGCGTTCGGTGGTGGCGACCAGCAACGGCCAGACATCGGCACCGACGACTTGGGCAGTGGAGGCAGTGCAATGGGCTTGATCCCGCTGTTTCAAAAGGACGAACGCACCCGCGTGCAGGGTGCGCCGGCGGACTACTACGAGCAGATGGTGGCCGAGCTGGACGCTGGCCGTGCCACGGTGCACCGGCAAAAGGGCTTGCCGCCCCCCGCACCGTTGGCCACCGCCGTGCCCAAGCGGCCCCGACGCAAGTAAGACACCCCCAAAGAGAGGTAACCCGTGGCGGATCAGGTTGGGACTTTTGAAGTCGGGGTTGAGCTGAACCTCGAGAAGCTGGTGTCCCAAGGCGCAGATGCGCGCCGCATATTGGGGCAGATCGAGCAGTCCATTCAGGGCATCGGCACCGCGTCAAAGCAAGCTGCGGAGGACACGAAGAAACTCACCGCTATAGCCCAGATTGGCGCTGCGTATGTTGCGGTGAAGGAAGCCGTCGAGGGCGTCAGAGCCGTATTCGAACAGGCCCAAGGCATTTTTGAGAAGACCGTCGGTGCGTCGGCAGACTTTGCAGCGCAGATCGTCGAGCAAAGCCAGCAGCTGGGCATCAGCACCACCAAGATGCAGGAGTACAACCAGGGCCTGCAACTGGTGGGCGCTGGGGCACGGGCCGGCACGCAGATGTTCCAGCGGTTGTCGATGGCCATCAACAGCATGGTGGGCACCGGTAGCCGTGGCCCCGCGCAGGCGTTCAAGGACCTGGGCATTCACGTCATCAACGCCCAAGGCTACATCAAGAGCACTGCCGACGTCATGGAGGAAGTGCGGCAGAAGTTCGACAAGATGCCGGACGGTGCCAAGAAGACCGCCGAGGCGTTCGCCATCTTTGGCCGGCAAGGCCACTTGATGCTCAATATGTTCAAGGAGCTGGGCGACGCCAACCAGACCTGGAACCAGTACGTGGAGAGCACCGGCGTGGTGCTCTCTAAGAACTTGATCGAAGGTGCCGACAAAGCGGCCACGCAACTGAACACTCTGAAGGAGCAGAGCGCAGCCACGTTCACCCTCATTGGGGCCATTGCCGCGCCGGCCTTTGACCCGCTGCTGAAGGCGCTGATCCAGCTGCGGGCGGAGTTTCTAAAATTCCTAAAAGACAACCAGGGAAAGATCCGCGAGTTTGCCGACACGCTGGTACGACAACTGATGGGTATCGTCGATGGGCTGAAGTCCATGGGCACGGCGCTAACAGACTCCGGTTTGTCGATGCGCCAGTTCACGGAGTTTATCGACTTCATGGTGCACGGGCTGGAGGCGTTTAACTTCATCATCGGCGGCGTGTTGAAAGGCATCGACTGGTTGATCCGGGGCGTCAAGCTATTCGTCGGCCTAGCAACAGAGTCGGTTGGTAAGGAGGGAGATCTCGAGAGCGGCCAGCAGAAGTTTGCGCGCATCCTGAAGGAGACGTGGGATAAAGACACGATCTTCGGCGGGTTCGGCGACGCCATGATGTCGGCGGGCGTGGCGTTCGAGAAGAACAAGCAGGAAGCCGACAATACGGCAGAGGCACACACGCACGCCGCGCACAGCGTCGAACTGCTGACGCAGATGTACAAGCGGGCTGCGCCCGGTAGCCAGGAGGCTGCTGATGCGGCAGCGCACATCCGGGAGCAGCTAGCGTACTTGAAGGACGACACCGGCGAAGTCACCGAGGAAACCAAGAAGTACCTGAACACGCAGTTCGGGCTGAAGCTGGCGCTGAAAGCTACCGACGATGAGGAAGACAAAGACGCCGACCTGCTGAAAGGCGTAGCGCGCGAGACCGGCAAGGCCAACGACGAACTCAAGAAAATGATCGAGTCGCTGGAGGAAGAGCGCGCCAAGATGCTCGGCGGCACCGAAGCCGCTACCAACCTGAAGCTGGCCAAGCTGGCGCTGGCGGGTGCCAGCACTGCCGAGATCGAGAAGGCGCAATCGTTGGCCATTGCCAACGAGAATCTGCAGAACATGCAGAGCAAGATCTCTGAGGGCGTGAAGCTGCTGAGCAACAGCGCGGAGGACGCGGCCAAGAAGTTCGACAAACTCAACCAAGAAGAGTTGGCGTTGGCCATCACTCGCGCCAAGGCTGCGCACGACGACCAGGCGCTGTTGGACGCCACCACCCGCAAGGCCGAAGTTGATGGCCGCATCCGCATGGGGGAAGAAGCCAAACGGCTCAACGACCTGTTGGACTTGCAGGAAAAGCTAAAGGATTCTAACAGCGACAATGCGCAACTGGCCGTGGAAGAAGCACAGAAGCTGGGCCTGGTCACGTATGGCGTGAGCCAGCAAGGTGTCGAGATACTAAAGCAGTCGTTGGAACAGGAGATCGCATTACAGAAGGATTACGTTAGCCAGGTTGACGAGCTGACCAAACAGCAAGGCGAGCAGCAGGTTCGGGAAGTTAAGCAAAGCCTTGACAAGAGCCGCAGTGCGGTTATCGACTTTAAGAACATTGCCGGCACCGCCATCGAGGATATGTTCGAGGGTATCATCCTCGGCACCAAGAAGATGAGCCAGGTGTGGCACAGCATGCTGCAATCGTTTGCCAAGTCGGCGATCACCACGTTTAAGGACATGATCCTTAACAAGATCAAGTTCTTCGACGAGCCGGCTACGGTCAACTTCAAGGAGCTGCCCGAGAAGCTGGGCGGGGCCTTTGGCGGCATTGTGGACTTCTTCAAGGGTATCTGGACCGACCTGTTTGGTGGCAAGGAAGCGCAAGAAGCCGCCGAGGCCGGCGCGGCCCCTGGCGAAGACAAAGCCAAGCGTGCGGCAGCCGGCGCGGCCATGACCCCGGCCGAAGGTGGTGGTGCCATGACGCCTGCGCCTCCGCCGTCGGCAGAGCCCAGCGGGGGTGGCGGTGGCAGCGAGAAGAGCCAGGCCGCCGTGGTGGATGCGTGCGGCGGCATTACCGACAGCGTCAACGCAATGGGCAAGAAGCTGCACGAACCACTGACGCAGATCAAGACCACCAGCCAGACGGGCTTTCAGCAGACTGTCTCCAAGTTTGCAATGGTGGGTGTGGCGCTGGGCGGTGCTCTCATCGGCATTGGCAGTCTGATCAAGGGCCACGCGGGCAAGGTCATCTCGATTATCGGCACGGTGATCACCACGATCTCTGGCGTGGTAGCGGTACTCATGATGATTGCCAGCGAACAGATGGCGCAGTTTGCCAGTGCCGTCGGGTCGTTCGTGTCCCTCATCATTGGCTTGTTCGCCAGCTTGATTGCCGCCAGCACCAAGATCCTGGGCACTGGGCAGACTGGTGGGTACTTCGAGCACGGGGCGCTGACGCGCCCGCCAGGTGCGGTGGGCGCAACGGACCGGGTGGGGCGCAGCGGCATCGCCATTGTGGCGCACGAAGGCGAAGGGCTCGTGAACCCGCAGGCCACGCACAACCTGGGTGGGCGCGACGCCATTATGGCCCTGAACCGTGGGCTCATACCGCCGACGATAGTGGGCCGGGTGTTGGCTGAGACCGTGCCCACTACGGTGCCGGTGCCGGCGTTGTCGCGCGTGGGGCCGGCGATGGTGAGCAATGTGGTACAGCAAATTGCGTCGCCCACGTACAACCTGCACCCCGGAGCCGTCACCGTCAACGTGCCCCCTGGCACCGACGCCGCTGAGTTCGGCAACAACCTGATGCGCGGAATCGTCTCGCACTTTGGTCGTTAGCATGGACATTCTGGTTGGCCCCGAGCGGACCCGTGTGGGCGGTGGCGTGCAGCTGGCCATGCCGGCCCTTGGCTACAACTCCAACACGCTGGGCAGTGCGCCCACGCTGCGCGCCGCACGCGAGGCCGTAGACCGCCTGGTGGCCACGCAGCACGCCGGAGCCCCCGCCACCGTGGAGCTGTGGTGCGTCAAGTGGGGCCTGGAGGCGTGGGTGTTCCGCTGCACGGTAACTACGCCGTATGGCACCGCTGTGTACGCCGTGAACGTGGCTCGAGACCTGCGCACCGCAGCCAACGCCGTGCAGCACGCCGCGCTGGCCCTACGGCGGGATCGCCAGCGCCTGGGCGACACGGTAGTGCCCGTGGTGGAGCAGTATCTGGTGCCGGTTGCGCCGTGCGAGCGGCTGTGCCCCGTGGTGGCGACGGAGTGGGCGCAGGACTGGCGTGGTGACGACCTGCACGAACTGCATGTGTACCCCGCCAAAGGGCTGACGGTGTACTGCTGGCCCGCGCAGACCGAGACCACGGACGCGCCGTTGTCTCTAGAGGCAAGCACCCGCCTGTGGCACCAGCTACTGCGAGACACTGTGCGCGCCACCGAGCACCTTACCAGCACCGTATGGTCGCTGGACTGCACCGGCTTTGCCGCTGGCGACTACGTGGCCACGTTGGACGGCGCGTGGGTGCGCCGCGTGTGGGCACGGCGGCGGCGCGTGGTGGGTGGCAGCTGGGTACCCCTGGCTGCGGCCCTGCTGACCCGTACACGCGACTCGACTGGTGCGGTGTACCTCGACCAGCCCCATGCCGCATTGGAGGCCGTAGACGCCCCCGCAGCGGCCCGCACGCTGTTGGGGCGGCTGGTGCGCCGTGCCGTGGGGCGGCAGTATGTGGCGCAGGCCATACTAGGCGAAGTAGACGCCGGGGCGCTGGCCGTACTCGAACGCGCCCAAGGAGTGTTGCCATGAGCACAGAGATGAAGCCGCATCACCTGAAACTCACGGTTGGCACGCCCACTAGCTACGGCTTTGGCATTGGCACAGTGGAGCTGGACGGACACAAGCTGCACACTGTGCACTGCGTGAACATTGTGGCCACGCAGGACGACTGGTGTTACGTGACGCTGACGCTGGGTGGCGTGTCTGTCGAAGCCAACGTGCCGGACCAGCTGTTCGGCGATGTGAACCTGTTGTTCCAGCGCGCCAAGCCCGTGGATGACAAGACGGTGGTGCTGGCACACGCGCTAACGGCTGCCGTGGAGCACTACCAACGGCACCGCCACACCGCCCTGCGCAAGGACAGCGCCGATACCATCGAGGCATACGACATGATGTTGAAGGCGCAGGCGGAGTTACAGCATCATCTCAAGTCCACAGTAGAACTGCACGATCAAGAGACGCGGTTCCCGGTAGCGGTAGCAGCGCGTGGGCCGCTGGTGAAACCTTGACGGCAGCGGGTCTCCGACTGCCGTCGAGCGGGTGGGCCTTGGGAGACAACTTTTGCCGCCCAACACGGTGAAGACTCCCAAGGCTCCATCCGTCACCCTGTAGGTACTAGCTATGGCAGGCATCCCCTACTACATCAACGACTCCTCCGGGTCGCAGCGGTTTGTACTCAACCGGTCGTTCTGGGTTGCCGAGCACGATATCGGCTTCAACTGGGGTATGGTTGACACGCCGCGTGGCCACGGTAGCCGTGCGCTGGACACGGCGTACATGGGGCAGAAGAAGGTGGTGTTTACCGGCTACGTGGGGTCTGGCACCTACGGCGGGTCTCTTCCGTTTGGCGTTACCGCTAACACCGACGTCACGTACCTGGCCGCGTTGCAGGCCATGTTGGCGTTTCTGGCGCAGTACCGGCGCTGCATCATCGACTACCGCAACGGCTGGATTCAGTACGCGCTGTTTGAAAGCGCCAAGGTCACGCAGTCCGAGGGATGGCCAGACCTGCGGGCAGTAAACCTGAACTTCGCCGTGGAAGATCCGTTTGCCTACGCGCTGCAAATGGTGAACGGCACGGCGTCGAGCAATACCATCACGGCGACGATGACCGGCAATGCACCGTCGGCGCACTACTTTCTGTATCTGCGCAGCGCCACCACCGAGATGCCCGTGCGCGTGTACCACGTGCAGAACGCCACGGTGGCCACGTTTACCATTCCGGCATACCCCGCCGATCCGCTGGTGTTGCACGGTTGGCAGTGGACGGTCTTCCAGTCGTCGTTGGGATCGTACGGCGTGCCGACGTCGCTCACGAAAACGGCATGGGGCCGCGTGCAGCCGGGTAGTGTGTTTCCTATCTTGATTCCAGGGTCCAACACGCTGTCGTTTTCCAACCCCGACGGGTCGCCGTTGACCGTCGGCCCCATCGGCAATCCGGGGGCCACGGTGTTGCAGGCGCAGCTGCAAGCGCACAGCGCCGTGTGGTGGGACGATAGCCTGGTGGTGCCCAGCAACGTGCCCCCTGGCATGTACGACCTGGCCCAGTTCGGTGTGGACGTGTATGGCTAAGTTGTACCAGGACGGCGTCGAGCAGATGCGGCTTGCTGGGGCGTGTACGTATCGTATCGAAGACGAGTCGCGGCTGTCGAACGATGGCCCGCTGGCTCCACCACGTTCAGGAGACCACCGCGCTGTGACCCCCGAGGAGATGCTGTGGGCCGCTGTGCTGGCCGATGCCATTGCTGCCGTGCGCGGCCGGACGCCCAACCTGCGCACACGCGCGGCGCACTACAAGAGCCGAGCGCACGCTGCTGCGTGGTTCAACAGCGATGCGCACGAAGTTGGATCGTTCGTGTTCGTGTGTGACGTGCTGAGCCTGGACGCCATGTACATCCGCACTCGGCTGCTGCGTGCGTCCGCAACGCGCCGCAGTGTGTGGTGCACCTTGAACTAGCCATGCGCGACATCGACAACCCCGAAGAGTACGTGCTCGAAGTGAGCACGGTACTGCCCAACGCCGACCCTGCCAGCCGCTACCAGCTGGTGGAACGCTGGGGACCGCGCCGCCGACGCCTGACCAAGCTGAAGTTCGACTTCAAGCGCAACCTGGGATGCGACACTTTGACGGCCGAGCTGCACATGCCCTGGGACGCTTGGGGCGTGGGGTATGCCAACCGGGCCATTCGGTTCTTCAACCACGTGAACCTGTACTTCCGCGGAGTGCGGTACTGGACCGGCTACGTAGAAACCGTGCAGCCTAAGTTGCACACGCCCGAGACGATCACGTTGGAGGCGCGCGGCTACGCGCACCAGGCCAAGCTGGCCACCATCAGCTGGAACTACGCGCGTACCGGCTTCAAGGTAGCGGGCGAAGTGGGCGAGATCGCCGGTGTGGTGCGGTCCTTGTTTCTGCTGGCACCGCTGGCGCTGGGCACCGACCCGGCCATGCCCCACCCGCTGGCCGACTCGTATCTGATCCACGCGTCGCTGAACCGCCCGATGGGTTTGAAGCTGGACAAGGTGACGTTGCTCGACGCGCTGAACGAGTTGGCGCAGTTGGCGGGCAACTACAACTGGGGCGTGGACGAGAACCGCCGATTCTACTTCACTGCACCGCAACCGTGGACCACCGGCACGGCGCAGTACGGCGTGGACAGCTGGACGCCGCAGCCCAGCAACTGGAACGACGGTGCCGCGCACCCGCGCTACTCAGACGAGACAGTGGCCACGCCACTGGCCGTGCCGCCAGGGTTGCCAATCGAAGAACAAGCGTCGTTTGTGATTGGCAGTGATGTGGAGTCCGTGGATCAGACCGACACCATCGAACCCTCGAAGAACGTGCTGCTCATAGTGGCACCGGGGTCCAAGGCCGGCGACCCGCCGCAGCTGTTCACGGTAGCGGACCAAGAATGGATCGACTACTGGGGCCGGCGCTTGATGGCTCGCGTGAGCACGCCGTTTTGGAGCGAGGAGGCTGACGTGCGGGCCTGGGGCGCGGCGCGGCTGCGTCTGATGGGCCGACCGCAGACCAAGGGTAATGTCAAGGCTATCACGCGCCGCTACATCGGACCGGCACACGCGCTGGGCGCGGTACGCGTGATCGACCCTGCGCTGGGCACCGAGATCGTGGAGCGTATCGAATCGGTGGGCTATACCATGGACAAGAACGCCCAGCTGGTGGCACAGGTGGAGTTCGCCTATGCACCGCCACCGGACCAGTATTTTGCTGAGCAGCTACGGCGAGACGCCACCCTGTCGCAGAATCAGGCCATCGGCGAGCGGGTACCGTTCGTGCTGCGCGACCGGTTCAGCATCTATACGGACACATGGAACGCTCACACTTAACGCTGTGGTCCACGCGCTGGGCCATCCAGCTGATCGACACCCGCACGGGCCGCGTGCTGCACGCCGTCAATGGCCACAACGACCAGCTGAACGCCGGCGTGTACGATGTGCACTCGCAGATCACCGGGCAGAAAGGCCCCGCCATCTACCAGTGGGTGGAGATTGGCACCAGTAACGCCGTGACGCAGCCCGCCGTGACCACAGGCTGCGTTGCCCCGGTGCTGCTGCCCGACGGCACGCCGGCCCGTGTGCGTGGGGCATGGAGCACCAGCGGCAGTGACTTTACGCTGGACGTGGCCATACCCGGTGCGGGCGGTGGCGGAGCCGACCTATCCAGCCCCCCGGTGACGGGCAACATCTGGGAAGCGGCGCTGTACCCCAGCCAGCAGGCCAATCTGGGCAGCGCGCTGTTCCGGTACGTGTTCCCCTCGGTGCTGACTCTGAGTAGCGCCAATACGCTGACCATCAGCATCGTGCTTGCGCCATGACCACACCGAACTTTCCGGTGCCGCTGCCCAGCATCACCACGGTGCCGCCGTCGCCGTTTCCCACCACGGCGCAGCCCATCTCACCAGACGCCACGGCGTTCCGTACGTCGCTGTACGATGCACGGCGCGAGATCATTCGGGCACGGGCCGCAGCCGGTCCCAACATGGTGCTGGGCGGGTTTCATGCTATTGCGGGCAGCAACTCGGTCACCTTCTCGCCTGGGGTGGTGCAGCTGGGTGTGCCGTTGAGCCAGTGGACCACCAGCTATCCGCCGTCGGCCGGGTACCTGTACGCGCCGGCCAACCCTGCCGGTACGGCACCGCTGGGCACCGTGGACGGCAGCATGCGTCTCGAGTTGAACGACCTGACCACGCTGACCACGGTCGGGGCGTTTCCGGCGGACGGCGAGTACATTGTCTATGCGCGGTACGACCCTACTACCCCGTATTGGGTGGCGGTAACGGCGCAGACGGTGGCAGCCGTCACGACTATGGACTGGTCATCTGCGGTGCCGCTGGCCTGGGTGCGCGTGGTGAGTGGTGCGATCACTGCCGTGCGGGACTGCCGACCTACGCCGCCGTGGCTGCCGCGCATTGCGCAATACGTGAACATAGACGCGCCGATAATGATTGCCCCAGAGTACGACAGCGAAGAGGGTCTGCTGGTGCCGTGCAACATAGGGTCGTTCTGGTTGGTGCCAGGGCAGGCGGTGTGGTTCACGGGGCAGGTGCAGTTCGAGGGGAGTTTCGATCAGAAGGACCCTGCGCGCCCTGACATCGCCTGCAAGTACAGCCTCAGCCGTGGCGACCCGGCAGACAGCTTTGCCACCGGGCACTTCTGGTACGGCGGGCGCGCGGGCACGTGCTTCCCGGTGTACCATGCGGCGTTTCCGCAGATCTCGCGCAACGCCTGGGCGTTCGAGTGTCTGTTCCTGCCTAAAGCGTTCACGGCGGTGCAACCTGATGAGGCGTCGCAGGCTGCACCAGGCATCTTCCACTTCAATGGCATCTACTGTACGGAGTTCTACACGTACAGTTTCAAGAAAGACCCAGAAGGGCCTATCCATAAGAGCGACGGCATCAAGGTGGTGTGGGCCACGCTGCGTGCCGAATGGGTGCCGTATGCCGTGCAGTCCACGGTGGCTGCTGCCACGCCGCCAACGCCGGCTACGTGTTTGGTAACGGGATGAGCACGCCAGTTGACGATACGCCGGTGCGGTTGCAGAACACGTACACCGACGCGACCAGCCCGGTGCCCGGCACGGTGATCAGCCCCGTGGACCCGTACGCGCAGTGGAACTTGGTGCGCTGGGCCAAGAGCCGCCCCGGTACGCTGCTGGCTGACCGGTACGGGCCGGTGTGGGTGCAAGGCGGCGCGACGGCGCTGATGTCCATCAGTCCAGATGTCGCGCAAGTGCAGCCGATGGAGGCGTGGGGCCTGGAAGAAGTGCTGCAACAAGACCGCGTGGCCCTGCGGGCGGTTTCGGCTCAGCAGACTGTGACTGGCGTTCCAGCTACTCCAACAGTGATCGGCACCTTCCTGGGATTCATAGTCCAGCGCGGTATGGGCACCATCGTGCCGTACCCCATCACGGCACCGAGCCTGCAACGCAAGACCACCTACATGGAAGTGCCCGACGTGGCCAACGTGGCGGTACCCGTGGCGGCGATGATAGCTGGCGCAGGCTGGAACGGGTTGATCGACCTGCGCCGCCGCCCTGGCCAGATTCTGTACGTGGACAAGAACGTCACGTACCTGACCACGCCGCAGTACAGTGCGGACATCGACAATGGGTGGTCCATTGCGCGGGACTACCGCATCTGGCTGTACGCGCCCGTGGGCGCAGTGTTTGAAGTGTGCACTGCGGTGACGTATATGCTGCCGTACGAAGACGCTATCGACGAAAAGCATGGCGACGTGCCGTTCGGTAACAACATACAGAACCCGCAGGACTACACGCTGCAGAAGTCCCTGGCCCACTACATCAACAGCGCGTTGAGCACCAACCTCAGCGAGGAAGCGGGCGTCGAGGCGTTCAACGGGTTGGACGTTGCGCAGACGCAGGCCATTGCCGACCACGCACAGAACACCCAGAAGCAGACGCTGTACCTGCGGGCAGCGTACAAGAGCCTGGTGAATGCCATACACGACATCTGCCCCGCCTATTTGATTCCACAGGGGCAGGCGCGGCAGTACAAAGTGGATGTGCGGTTCCCCCAAGTGTGGGCACGGTTGGTTGCGCCGCAGCCGCAGTTTGCGGTGACCGGCGGCATATCGAAGACGAAATGAGCCTCGAATACTTACCCGCTGCGGAGGCCATACAGAATGGCAGTCTGCTGGACGCCGTTGCGATTAACACGGTAATCCAGCAGCTGTCTGAGGCAGCGCGCTGGTTGGCCGGCGACGTACTGGGCCGCGCCATCTGGATCGACGGCGGCGATATCTCCGCCACGCTGGATGGCGATGACCTGTTTGTCGAAGTCAAGGACGTGGATACGTACCTGTTCGAGCCCAGCACGCAACCGGTGCGCGCCCTGCGGGTAGGCACGCGCTGCCGGCAGGGTACTCGTTCGGTGAACGTCGATAAGGACAAAGACTTGCTGCTGGCCATGTTGGCCAGCAACGCCGACGAGCAGCTAGGCATGATCCAGATTTACGACCCCGTGCGCGACTTTCCGCCGCAAGGGGTGGTGCCGTTGCACTGGATCGGCACAGGGTTCACCGACTTACATGCCACCGTGGACGCCCGCCCACACCCGGTGTACGGCGTGTCGATGGCTCCCAACGGGTACGAGGCGCACAGCCGCACGGCATGGATTCCAGTGCCGGACGCCAAGGCAGCGGTGTGCGTGTACCCTGGCGAGCGGCTGCTGGTCACGTTAGAAGTCAACGGTCAGGATGGGCTGGTGTCGGCGATCAAAGACAACAACTTTGTGCCCAAGGATCGGGCTGATAACACCAAGCTGGTTGTGGCGCTGAACGGGTACATACCACCGACGGACGCCGACCCGTTGCGTGTGGGGTACGAGACGGCGTTTCCCGAGACGCACACCCACACGGCCATCTGGATCATTGATCCGTTTGCCGCCAATCCTGGGCTGATCTTCGGCACGCCGGACCCAACGCAGGGCGGGCCGATTCTGGTGGAGCTACAGATACGCGGCTTTGCCGCCAAGACCGATAAGATGCTGTTCTCGGTGCGCGTGCTGCCCGCTGAGTGCGTACCGGGGTAAAAAGGAGGACCGATGAAACTCAAACTGCTGTTGCTGCTGGTGGTGCTGTGGGCTGCGGTGAGTCAGGCGCAGACCAACTTTCCCGGTGGATACGACAACACCACCAACCTGCCGGTGGTGGGCCCTGGGGACACCATAACCAGCGGCGCGCACAACACGCAGAACAGCGCCCTGTTTGCCATGCAGCACGCGCTCGGCCTTACGTCCACGGTGGTGTCTGAATGTACGGGGACGGGCGCACCGTATGCCTGCTGCACCGGCGCGGGCACGGGCAGCGGCTGCCTGGCGGGTGGCCCGCCGAACGATCTCGTCACCATGCTGAACAACAAAGCCGGCGCTGGCGACATGGTGGTCCTCAATAACAACAAGGTGCTCAACTACACGCTCAACGCGGGCGCGTACCCTGGTGCAGACATCGGCGCGCAGGTGAACGCCGCGCTGGCCGACTGCAACACTCAAGTGGGCAGCGGCAGCTGGTGCCGCGTGACCATTCCGCCGAAAACGGCGGTACAGTCCACGGCCATCACGATCGGCCGCGCCAACACTGAACTGGACTGCCAGAACGCCCAGTTGCAAACTGCCAGCACGTTCACAGATGCACCTATCAAGATCAACTTCATTGCACCCGGTGCGTATGCCTTGGCGATCAACAACATCACGGTGCGCAACTGCTACATTGACAACCGATCGCAGAGTAGCATTTCCTGGGCACCCTCTGCCGGTGGGCAAACCGACCCGCGCGTGGCGCGCGTGGTGGCCTGGCGCGTGAATAACTTGCGCCTGGAGCACCTGACGATCATCGGGCCGCTGGGCGGTGGTGTGGACGTGCAGCAGTCCCAAGGCATCGTTGATGACATTCAGGTGGGCGACCCCACCAACAGCGGCTGGGGGCCTCGGCCAGCATTTACGGGCAGCAGCCAGGCCGACGGCGTGTACCTTGTTGGTCAAGGTTACACGGGCGGCGCGGGCAACCCTGGCCAACCCATCTATGCGAGCAACCTGCGAGTGTACTACGCGAGCATCTACGGCGTGCATGCGGTAGCGGGCGCGCAGCTACAGAACGTGGACGTCAACACGGCAGGCAGTAGCTGCATCGTGATCGGAGGCACCACCAGCCTGGCACCCGTCAGCGGGTGGGTCACGCTAGACGGCTTTACCACCAACCAGTGCAGCAACAGTCTGGGCACGCCCACGGGTGCGGTAGGCGACCCGGCATCCAACCCGACTACCGAAAACATGGGCCACGTGACCGTCACCAACGGATTTATCCGGCTCAGCGGCTCCGACGGCATTCGGTTCACTACGGCCAAGATGCACGACGCTATGGTGATTGCCGGCAACCGCCTGGAGTGCTTTGGGTCACGGTCGGCCTTGTCGAACTCGCGCGGTGTGTACGTGCAGAATGCCAGCAACAGCGTGATCCAGGACAACAACATCGGCAGTCTGACGGGGTGCCCCGCCATTACCGGCACGGCAGCGGGCATCGAGCTGAGCGAAGGCAAGACCACTCAGGTGGTCGATAACATCATCCCCGGCGTCAACCCCAGCGGCAATGCGTATGGCATCGTGCTCAGTACCAACGGCGGCTTGGTTTCGACGCAGGGTGTTTTCGGGAACGTCATCCGCAATGTGCCGAACGCTGCCATCGTGTTCTCTGCGAGTGCAGGCGGCTTGGTTACAGATGTTACGGTGCGCGACAACACGCTCAACGGGTGCCAAGCGTCCTCTACGTGCGGGCAGATCACATTCACGAGTGGTGCGGCTACGTCGTTCATCAACTTGTTCCTCATCGACAACTGGGCGGAGTCAACTGGGGCGGGCACTGGTAAGTACGGCATCCTGACGACGCTGACCGGATCAAACTCTTCGAGCGACGTGGTCTTTTCCAACTTCTGGCAAGGCACTGAGATTTTGCAAACCGGTACGCTGCTGGCGTACATCGACGGCACCGAGCAACATACGCCCAGCTGGGTGGTGATGACGAACACCACCGGGTCCACTATCGTGGGTGGGCGTGTGGTGTGCGCTAACGGTGCGGCCGGAGTGGGTACGTGCTCGACGAGCGGCACTGCCCGCCTGGCGCTTGGGGTAGCGGTGGCGAGCATTACGGCAGGGAACATCGGCGACATTCAGACCACGGGCAGCATCAGTGGCGTTCCCTGCGATGGCACGGTGACTCCCGGTGACCTGCTGATTCGCAGTAGCACCACGGCAGGCAGCGTGATGGCTGACAACACGCCCAACCCCGGCGAGACGCTGGGCAAAGCGCTGACGGCGTGTAGCACCACCTTGACGGCGTTGCTGGGCACCGGCCAATGACGAGCCAACGCCCCACCAACCAGCGCCTGACGCTGACGGGACCCTACAGCCGGCAAGCCCCTATTGCGGCCAGCGCCATGGACACCAGGTTGCAAGCTGCCGGTGCAGCGGAGAACGTGCTGGGGGGCTTCTTCCGTGGGAACTTGACGCTTCAGCCTGCGGAGCAGCTGCCGTACCCCACGGCGCTGACGGAGTACGCCATCCCTAACCAGGACCTGGTGCTGCGCCAGCCGGGGCCGTTGCTGTACGTGCTGTGGAACCGCGTGGAGCTGTTGCCGTTCGAGTCCCCCGACCGGGATCCGGCCACTGGCGCGGAACTCGACCCCGGCACGGCTATTCCGCCCGGAGCGTATTGGCTGTACCGCGCCACGCTGACCGACGGTACGCTGGAAGAGCGGCTGCGTCTGGGTACCGCGCCAGACCCTGGCGACGCAATACGGGCGGTGTATTACATCATCGACTGGACCGTAGCGCAGTGATAGAGGCAATGCTACCTCCTGCTGCTGACGGTGCTCATCATCCTCGCCGTCCTCGGCCTGGTCGGCGTCATGCCGATGTACTGGCGGATGCACTGAGCCGGGCGCGCATGGCACGCCGAGTCGCTGCAGCCCTGGTGCTGCTCGGCGTGCTGCTGGGCGGCCAGCGGGCCAGTGCACAGACCGCCACACCCACGCCCTGGAACGGCTCGTGCAGCTTCGTCACGATCACGCCAGCTGCCGGCGACGGCTTCCCCACGTCGCAGAGCAATACCTGGCCCGGCAGTGCGACCACCTTCGTCTCGGGCAATGCCAACTACGTGCAGGCGTCTTGGTCTAGTTCGGCTCCAACGTACACCTCAGAGAACTACGTTGCCAGGTTCCCAACCGGCGCATCCATCCCATCAACAGCAACGATCGCGACAGCATGGATGCATATCTTCGTCGGTGCCACTGCCGCCAGTAACACCGACACCACTCTCAGCGCCCGCTACTTCACCGGCGGCACACCGCTTGGAAGCGCAGACTGGGTATCCGCACCAGCCGGCGTTGTCGCATTCGATGTTGCAGCGCCACTATCTAGCGTAGCAACCGGTGAGGAGAATTACACCTTATCAAATCTAGGCAGCATCGTCAAGGGTAGTGGGAACACCGACATACGCCTCGTGGCTTCTCGACCGGGCGGCGTTGCACCTACTACCGGCACCACCTACATCTATATCGCGACGTCTACCGTTGGCATATCCAATCAGATACCATGGTTAACCATCGAATATTGCCTCCCGACGCCGACACCCACGATCACGGCAACGCCCACACGCACTCCTACAGTAACATCTACATATACAATAACAAACACGCCAACAGCAACTCCGACGGCTACACCTACATACACCATAACTAACACACCTACGAACACACCCACGGTGACTCCGACGTCCACACCAACTCGAACGCCCACGGCAACCTTCACGAACACCGTCGCGATCGACGATGCGCAGTTCATCTCTCAGTCCGTGCCCTCGGTCATGCTGCCGGTCAACGTCTACTCCGTCTCCGTGACGATGAAGAACACCGGCAACACGCCCTGGACCTATCCGGCCTACTCACTGGTCAGTCAGAACCCAGCGTACAATTCCACCTGGGGCTTCAATCAGATCAACCTCGGCGGCAGCGAGAACATCCTCCCCGGTCAATCCAAGACATTCACCTTCAACGTGACCGCACCCAGCATCGGTACATACAATTTTCAATGGCAGATGTACGATGCGACGGTGTTCTTCGGGGCCATGTCCACGAATGTCGTCGTGACGGTAGCAGCGGCAACGCCTACGGCGACACCCACCGTCACAGCTACAGGCACGGTGACAAACACAGGGACAGTGACGGATACGCCGACGGCTACGCCCACAGCGACGAGCACCGCTACGCCAACGGTAACCAATACAGTCCCGATCGACAACGCACAATTCATATCGCAGGTCACACCCCCGGACATCATGCTGCCTAGTCAAGTCGCGTCTGTCTCAGTGACCTTTAAGAACACCGGCAACACGACGTGGACCAAGGCCACGAACTACTCGATGATCAGTCAGAACCCCGCGTTCAATCAGTCTTGGGGTAGCAACCAAGTCCTCTTGGGAACGTCTGACAGTATCGCTCCCGGTCAATCTAAAACATTCTCGCTTAATATCAACGCGCCATCAAGTCCTGGCACCTACAATTTCCAGTGGCAGATGAACTATAATACGTCGACGTTCTTTGGCGATCTGTCGACGAACGTCGTCGTGACTGTCGCCCAAGCGACCGCGACCCCTACGCAAACGCCAACGGTGACACCAACTAGCACCATCACATTCACCCCGACATCGACGCCATTGAACACTGCTACTCCTACATTAACCCCTACGAACACGCCGACAAACACACCGACGGCGACCCCCACGGCGACGCCCACGGCGACACCGACGGCCACCCCGACCGCGACGCCGACGCGCACGCCGACCATCACCAACACACCGACCGTGACCCCCACCGCGACACCGACCAGCACGCCTACCGCGACACCGACCAACACGCCAACCAACACGCCGACTGCCACTCCGACCGCCACCCCGACGGCCACGCCGACGGCAACCCCAACCCAGACCCCGACCAGCACGCCGACGCAGACGCCAACCGCGACCTACACGCCGACAGCAACGCCTACGAACACCCCGACCAGCACGCCCACGGCGACGCCCACACAGACCCCGACGGCCACACCAACGCAGACGCCGACGGCAACCCCCACTGCGACGCCGACGGCCACGGCGACCATCACCGTCACCCCAACCGCGACGCCCACCGTCACCCCAACCGCGACGCCGACGAGCAGTCCCACGCAGACACCGACGCGCACGCCGACGCAGACGCCCACCGCTACCGCGACAGCCACACCGACCGCGACCCCGACCGCCACCAGCACTCCGACCGCGACCCCCACTAACACGCCGACCAGCACACCCACCGCGACGCCGACCAATACGCCAACTCAGACGCCCACAGCCACGCCCACAGCCACGCCAACTGTCACCTACACACCGACCGCCACTCCGACCGCCACCCCGACGGCCACGCCGACGGCAACCCCAACGGCCACACCGACGCAGACGCCCACGGCGACGCAGACGCCGACGGTGACCGCGACCGGCACGGTGACGCAGACGCCGACCATTACGCCCACCGTCACACCAGGGCCGTCTCAGACGCCAACTGTCACGCCGACCAACACGGCAACCGCCACGCCGACGCAGACGCCGACGGTGACCTTCACGCCAACTGCCACGCCGACGAGTACCGCGACCGCCACCGCCACACCGACCAACACGGGCACGGACACACCGACCGCCACGCCGACGATCACGCCCACCGCCACGCCGACCGATACGGCCACCGGAACGATTACCGAGACGCCGAGCGTAACGCCCACGATCACGACGACGCCAACGTTGCCGCCCGCCTGCCAATGGTACAACGGGGCGATGACGGAGGACGTGCTGGCCTCCGTGGTCGATCCTGGCGGTTCGTGGTCGCCAACGGTTTCGGGGACCGTGACGCTCAGCTCCGGTGCCGAGATCGTCTCGCCGGGCTGGGCGTCCACCAAAACCAACACGCAGAACAGCGAGGCGTGGATGCGCGTCAACACCGCGCCGCTGGCCAACTACACCATCTTGCAAGCCATGCTCGACCTGAACATCGGCAACGCCAGCGAGACGGTTCCGAGCAATCAGTGGCCTGGCTACGTGCAGGGCTCGTTCATGAACGCAGTAGCACAGGACGGTTTCCAGACCACCGACTATACCGGCGCGCAGGACCACACTGCCTTTGGGCCGGTGTCCTTTGCGCTGCTGCCACCGACCACATCGGGCACGTACAGCTTCACGCTCGACCTGACGGCTGGCGGTAGTTCCAATCCCGACGACGCCATCAACACCCACGGCTACACGGCGATCCGCGTGTTCGTGCCGCTGCTCATGCCGCAGCCGAATCCCAACCGTGGTGACACCGCACAGGTATCAATCGCGACGTTGGAGAACTCCAACCCTAATTGGCATCCCGTGATGTGGGTCGAGGCGTGCGCGCCGACGCCGACCACCACACCGACCGCGAGCTACACACCGACCGCCACGCCGACCCTCGTTGCGGCTTCGCCGACGCCGACCACCACACCGACGCCGATCCCACCGACCGTAACGCCGACCAGCACACCGACCGCGACGCCGACCGCTTCCGGCACGTCGACCGTGACGCCGACGGTCACGCCGACGTTACCGCCAACGGACACCCCGACGGACACCCCGACGGGCACCATCACGGCCACGCCTACCGACACGCCGCTGCCTACCGCTACGCCGACGGTCACGCCCCCGGCTACCGCCACCAGTACGGCCCGCAGTACGCCCACGGCCACGGGGCTCGGTACGCCTACGGCCACGCCACAGGTGCCGTTGACGCTGCATGTGGTGGCCGCTACGCCGCGGATGATTCTGGTGGCCGGTACGCCTGCGGCGGTGCTGCGCGGCGTGGCCACACCCGGCATGCGCTTGCAAGCCGGCGTGCCTCGCATGATCGTAACCGTGCTACCATAATAACCTAAAGGGAGAAGACCATGCTGCGTCAACTCATACTGTGCGCGTCGCTGGCGGCGCTGGTGGGCGCAACCCCGGTGCCCACGCCTGCGCCGCATCACCACCGGTGGCACCGCCGCCACGGGCATCCGCATCCAACGCCTACCGTCGTCGTCTTCGGCGACCGCCGCTGGGACCCACCCGGTGACCCCACTGCGCCCGGTACCACGAGCCTGCCGTTGCCACCGGCGATTGCGTTTGTGGTGAACGAAGGCTCCGACGTGCGCCTGATGCTGGAATACACTACGCCGGACAACATAAAGGTGCAGCCGTGGACGTTGCGCTGCCAGGTGCACGACACGCCCACCAACAGCGTGCTGTACGACACCGGATCGTTTGCCCCCACCAGCGTCACCACATACCTGACGCTGCAAGGCGACGTGAACGTGGTGGTGCAGAGCGGCTACTGTGCCGGCAACACCACACAGGGCTGCGCTACCGACGCCGACTGTGGCGGGTCACCGGGTAGCTGCGTATGGATTCCGAGCGAAACGCACCGCTTTACCTGCCAATGGACGTGGGCTCCGCCCCCGGTGCCCAGCACTGCGCCGACGCCTGTCCCCGGCACCGGCACGCAGGAAGTGTACTTTCAGGTCATCAACATGCGTAACATTCCCATGCTATGACCAGCCGCTGGTTGTTCGTCATAGGATTGCTGATGGTTCTCGAGTTACCGGCGCGGGCGCAGCTGCCCACGTTTACGGGCACCCGCACGTGGACGCCCGTAGCCGTACCCCCCACCGCCACGCCCCCCGGCACGCCCACCGGTACGTCGCCGCCCACCCCCACCGAGACGGGCACCCCGCTGCCAGAGGCGCGCATCAAGCCCGAGATGATTCAGTGGCCCACGCCGCAGCAGACCCCCGTGCAGACCCCGGTGTGCGTGGTGGTCGAGCGCGACCCGTCCCTGGGCGCGATGATCTTCTGCCTGCCGGCCACCAACGGATCGATCGGCGGCGGGCAGCGGGCCTGCGTAGGCACCGGGTCGATTGCGGCGGCTGCCGTGGCCAACGTGTGCGTGACGTGGAGCAGCCCTTATCTCAGCTCAGGTGGCTACGTGGTGGTCGGTCCCGTCGTTACGGACACGCCCACCGGAGGCATCGCGGCGTTGATGGTGCACCACTTGACGGGGCAGACGACCACGGGCGCGTGCGCCCTGGTGTTCAACCAGGACGCCGCCAACGCCCGTAGCGGTACGCTGTGCATGCAAGCCGTGGGACTATAGACGGTGGTTTACTATACGCAGAGCGCGTGGCTACCATACAGCCACGCGAGAAGAGGAGTGCGAAACAATGACTCGAATCATCAAGTGGCTTTGGGCAGTGCTGTTGGTAGCAGCGCTTGCTGCGCCGTCAGCCGTGTGGGCCGGCTCGATCGGCTTCCAAGCCGCCAGCGCGGAAGACCCGATGGTCAACGCCTTCTGCACGGGCTCCGGCGCACCGGACGCGTGTTGCACGGGGGTGGGCACCGGTACGTGCGGTCCCGGTCTCAATTCGCTCTGCACCGGTCTCGCAGCGCCCTACTACTGCTGCACCGGCGCGGGCGCGGGCAACTGCAACTGGGCGTCGCTCGGGAGCAATCTCTCGTTCACCGCGCCGCGCACGCTCTATCAGAGCAACACCAACCGGGCGATCTTGGCGGACTTTGACGCGCCCGTGGCGACCAACACGCTCTGCACGGGCTCCGGCGCACCGTGGGCTTGCTGCACCGGCGCGGGTGCGGGCACCTGCACCACGTACTGTACGGGGGCCAACACACCGTACAGTTGCTGCACCGGGAGCGGTACCGGGAACTGCGGCGCGTCGCGCTGCATCCTGCTCCACTTTCCGATGCCGCCCGACTACGTGGCGGCGGGAAACATGACGTGGACCTACGGCATGGTGACTAAGGGCAACGCCACCTGCACGGCGGCGGGCGTGCCGTGGCCGTGCTGCACGGGCTCGACCACCGGCACGTGTGGCGTGCTCGACGGCACACACGCCGCATGTTTCCACACCGACGTGGCATGCGCGGCCGGCGGCGGGGCCTACGGCTTCGGCGCCGCCACGCTGCTCTACGCCGCACCGACCGCCGGTGCCAGCAATAACTGCCAGGCACCATCGGCAACTGGCGGCATTGTGTCGCGGCAGACTTCCTTCTCCACCACCAGCATGACCATGAGCGGCTGCCATCCGAAAGACTCGGTAATCGTGCGCTTCTGCCGCGATGCGAACCTGGCTTCTGCTTCGAGCGAGAATACCTCGAACATGAGCCTCATCGATCTGGTGTTTACCTACTGATGCGCCGCCGTCTCCTCGCGCTCGGCGCGGTGGCGGTGCTTCTCGGCTTTGGCGTCTCTGCGCTCGCGCAGCTGAATCTCAACATCGTGCCGTTCAACGCCGCATCGAGCTTCTCGATGGGCGCCATGCCGCCCACCGCCAACATGACGGAGTGGCTCCGCGCCGATCAGATCGTCGGGCTTGCCAACGGTGCGGCCATCGCTACGTGGTTCGACACCTCCGGCAACAACAATCACGCCACGCAGGTCACCGCCGCCAACCGCCCCACCTACCAGACCAACGTCGCCAACGGTCCGTGGAACTCCTCCTATCCGCCGGGCGCAGCCAGCTGCACCGCGTGCGCGCCCGTGGTGCGCTTCACGGCGGCGAACTCTCAGTTCTTTAATCTTCCCTCGACGTCCAGCTACTCGGCGGGCGAGGCGTTTATCGTCGTCAAGATCACCACCGACCCGCCGACGCTTACGAACAACACCGGGCTCTGGCGCTTCACCGACTCCAACTCCTCCGACGGCTACCCGGCGACCGCCTACCCGTGGACCGACGACAAGATCTACGAGGGCTTCGGCACCACGGTGCGCAAGGGCACTGGCATTGGCGGCATCGACCACTCGGCGGTCGGCACGCTGACGCAGTGGCGCGTGTATGACGTGTACTCGGCCGGTGGCGGGTATCAGATCTTTCTCGGTGGTGTGTCGCTCTTCTCCACGGCGAGCAACACGGTGCAGTTCTCCGCCACGCCGACGCTCGGGCAGTCGCATGGCGGTACGGGCGACGGCGGCTTGAACTACTACCTGAACGGCGACGTCGGCGAGTTCATCCTCTACAACCAAGTGCTCTCGGCGGCGGATCGCCAGTTGGTGTTCAGCTACCTCGTCAACAAGTTCGGCATGGGGCCGGCGTCCGGCAACACGTTGTCGTGTCCGCTCAACCTGAACGATTCGGTCAAAGGCCAACCACAGATCGCCACGCGCGACTGCGATCCCGTCACGACGGACTCCTTCGCGTGGCCGTTCATGTGGACGTGGGCGATGCCGCTCGGCGCGACGACGATCCGGTTCGACATGGAAGCCAGCACGGTGGTGGACAACACGCAATGTACCGCGTCGGGCGCACCGCTGAGCTGCTGTACCGGCTCTGGAACGGGCTCGTGTACGAACCAGTGCTTCAAGGTGGCCATCGGATGCGGCCCGTACTTTGTCACGGTTCCGCTCCGCAACATGACGTGGGGCGCGTACACGCCATCGGTCTGCGCTCCGCTCGTCAACGTCTTCAGCGGGTACACGCTTCTCTCGTTTCCGTCGGTGCCCATCCCCAGCACCGCCACACCGCCCGTCGACTGCAATGTGCTCGTGACGCGCGATGGCACCAACGCGGGTGACACGTCTCCCGGCGTCGGCAAGGTCGCCTCTGGGCGGCTCATGTACTGATGGGTGGAGGAACCATTGTGGGGTCGCCGGGTCGCATGGATCGTTGCGGTGCTGGTGGTTGGCTTCACCGTCACGGCGGCTAACTGGATTCCACCGCTTCGCTCGAACATCCCCTACATTCCGCAACTCCCCGCCACGCCGCCTGGCCCCACCCTCCGCCCGTTCTTTGTTCCGCAAACGCCCACGCCTGGGCCGGTCGGCACGGCCACCAACACAGCCACCGCTACGTGGACGCCCACGCCTGCCAACACGTCCACACGCACCAACACGCCGGTCAACACCGCTACCGCTACCAATACGCCGGCCAACACGGCCACACGCACTAACACACCCGTGAACACCGCTACCGCTACCAATACGCCCGTCAATACAGCCACCAGCACCAACACGCCGCTCTTCACCAACACCGTGACACGTACGTACACGGCCACGGCCACGGCCACGCCGACCAACACGCCGGTGGCCAAGCCGTTCTTCGTTCCGCAGCCCACAGCGACCGCGACTAATACGAACACCCCGCTGCCGGGCAACACGGCTACCGCTACTCGGACAACCACGGCCACCAGCACCAACACCCCTGTCAATACGTCCACGGCAACCAACACCCCGGCCAACACGCCGACAAGCACGGCCACCGCCACCGCCACGGCTACCGCCACCGTGACGCCAACGGGCTGCATGGTGCTGAGCGGTATGGCAATCTGGTACAAGGCGGACGCCATTACCGGCGTCGCCAACGGTGCGAGCCTCGGCACGTGGCCCGACAGTAGCGGCAACGGACGGGACGCCACGACGGTGGGCGGCCTTGGCAATCCGACGTACAAGACCGGAATTGTGAACGGACTGCCTGCCGTGTATCAGAACGGCGCACAGGGGCTGGCGGTGCCCGACCTGCCAGCGACGCCTGCGTCACTTGAGACGTTCATCGTTGTGAAGGCCGACCTTGACCCTCCGGCGGCGTCTCCAGCGTCGGGCTTGTGGCTGTACGGTACGTCGGGGCTCGCGACGCATTACCGGTACCCCGGTGACTTGAACGTGTACGACGGCTTTGGCAGCACCACCCGCCGCAGCGAGGGCAACCTGCCGAACAACCTGGCCGCGTGGAACATATACAACGTGTCGTCCGCTTCCGCTAGCTGGATCGCCCGGTTCAACGGTGCGCAAGTGTACTCAGATACGACCAACACCGTGGCGATGGGCGGTGGCAACGGGCGCATCGGCGTGTCGTTCAGTAACTGGGGCCTGGTGGGGTACATCGCCGAGTTCGTGCTGTACAATACCGCGCTGTCCTCGGTGGACCGCGCCACGGTCAACGCCTGCCTGGCGGCAAAGTACGGCATTACGCTGGCCGTGCCGACCAACACGCCCACCGTAACGCCGACCATCACCCCCGCACCGCGTCCGTTCTTTGTGCCGCAGCCTACTGCAACGGCTACCGCAACGTCGCTCGCGACGTTCACCTTGACACGTACCGCAACGGCTACCAATACGCCGGTCAACACCAGCACCGCTACCGTTACCGCTACCGCAACGGCAACAGCGACTGCCACCGCAACGAGCGCCTTTACCACGACACCCACGCCGATGAGCAACCAGTGCCAGTTCGTCGTGGTGACGCCACTCTCCAGCGACGGCTTCCCGTACGCGCAAGGTGGCTCGTGGCCAGGGAGTGCAACAGGCTTTGTCACTGGCTCGGCCAACTACATTCAGGCGTCGTGGGACGGCACGAGCACGTACACGTCGGAGAACTACGTCGCCCGGTTCCCTACGGGTGCCGCGATTCCCGCCAACTCGTACATCGCCACGGCGTGGATGCACCTGTTCGTCGGCGCGCAGACGTCTGCCAACACCGATACGACGATCGGCGCGCGGTACTTTGATGCGGGCTCAACGCTTGACTTGACCGACTGGTCCGCCACGGCGGTTGGGCCGGTGGCGTTCGATATGCCAGGGCCGCTCTCGGGTTACGCCAGCGGCGATCAGAACGTTGCGCTTACCAATGTGGCCAACATCAAGACTGGTACCGGCGGATACACCGATCTGCGCCTGGTGGCGGTGCGGCCCGGCGGCGCTGCGCCCACGGGCAACAATTATCTTTACATCGCCACGTCGAGCGCTCTCTCAACTCAGCAGCCCTTCCTCACAATCGAATACTGCCCGCCGCCACGCTTTATGCCAGTGGTTGTCCCGCAGACACCGACGCCGCTTGCAACGGCGACGGTCACCAACACGCCCACGTTTACGGCCACGGCCACCGCTACGGCCACCAGCACGGCCACTGCCACCAGCACCGCCACGGCGACGCCCACGCCCACGTGGACTCCACTGCCGCCCAAGCCGTTCATCATCCCACAGCCCACGGCAACCGTCACCAACACGCCGCCCGCCACTGCCACGGCCACCGCCACGGCCACCAGCACGGCTACGGTTACGGCGACTGCGACGGTGACGTTGACTCCGACGATTACACTGACGCCTACACCGTCCCCAATGAGCAACCAGTGCACGTTCGCTGTGCTGACGCCGCTGGCGTCCGATGGCTTCCCGTACACGCAGGGGGCGTCGTGGCCGGGGAGCAGTCCAGGATTTGTTTCCGGCACCGCCAACTACATCCAGGCAAGTTACGACGGCACCAGCACGTACACCAGTGAGAACTACGTGGCGCGGTTCCCGACGGGTGATGCAGCCCCAGCGGGCGCGTACGTGGCGGCGGCGTGGATGCACCTGTTCGTGGGCGTTGATACGGCGGCAAACAGCGACGCGACGGTCGGCGCACGGTACTTCAGCGGCACTATGAGCAGCGCCGACTGGGTGCCGACGCCAACGGGGCCGGTGGCGTTCGACATACCGGGGCCGCTGTCTGGCGTGGCAACGGCGGACGAGAACTACACGCTCCAGAACCTCAGCAACATCAAGGTGGGTGCGGGTACGTTCACCGACCTGCGCCTGACCACATATCGGCCTGGCGGGGCGGCACCCACCGGGAACAACTACATCTACATCGCCACTTCGACTGTCTCCTTCCCCAGTCAACGCCCATCGCTGACCGTGGAGTATTGCCCGCTGCCGCGCTTCGCGCCGTTCTTCATTCCCGCGCCAACCGTCACGCCAACCATCTACACGCCCACGCCCACGGCCACGGCCACGGCGACCCGTACCGCTACCCCTACGCCGACCAGTTGCTTACCGCAGCAGGCAAGCATTGCCATGTGGTATCGCGGCGACGCCATTACCGGTCTGGCCGACGGAGCCTCGCTGCTGACGTGGCCAGACAGCAGCGGCAACGGGCGCGACGCTACCACCGTCAGCGGCCTGCCGAATCCGGTGTACCACACCGCCGTGGTAAACGGGCTGCCTGCCGTGCATCACGACGGCACGCAAGGGCTGGCGCTGCCCGACTTACCCTCGACACCCGCTGCGTTCGACGTATTCATTGTGGTGAAGACCGACGTGGACCCGCCAGCGTCCACGGCCACGTCGGGCTTGTGGTTGTACAGCACGTCCGGCGTGGCGACGCATTACCGCTGGCCAGGAGACAGCAACATCTACGACAGCTTTGGCAGCACCACCCGCCGTGCGGAGGGCAACCCGGCCACCAGCCTGGCCACGTGGAATCTGTACAACGTCACCTCGACCGCCAGCGGCTGGACGGCGCGGCTGTCGGGCAGTACGCTCTACAGCGACACGAGCAACGTCGTCGGCATGGGTGGTGGCAACGGGCGGCTGGGCGTCTCGTTCAATAACTGGGGCCTGGTGGGCTCCATAGCGGAAGTGGTGGTGTACAGCGCGGAGCTATCGCCATCGGATCGCTCGCTAGCGGCAGCGTGCTTGGGAACCAAGTACGCGCTGACGATTGCAACGCCCACGCCCACGTTTACGCCCACGCGCACCTTTACGCCCCTCAGCAAGCCGTTCGTTATCCCACAGCCAACCAACACGATCACAGCCACGCCAACGATCACTGCCACGCCAACGCTTACCGCGACTGTGACCGCTACGGCCACAGCGACGTTCACCGTAACGTGGACTCCGGTACCGCCTAAGCCGTTCTTCATTCCCGCACCTACCAACACGGCCACCGGCACGGCTACGGCTACGGCAACCAACACCGGCACCGCCACGGCTACGCCCACCAACACGCCGGTCGTCAAGCCCTTCTTCATTCCAGCGCCCACCGGCACCGCTACCAGCACGTTCACTGCAACGCCTACGGTCACGCCCACCGGTACGGTCACAGCTACTCCGACCAACACGCCCGTGCCGCCCAAGCCCTTTTTCATTCCAGCGTCCACCGACACTCCTACGAATACGGTCACGGTAACGCCTACCAACACGGCCACGCCCACTAACACACCGCAGCCGCCCAACCCATTCATCGTGCCGCAGCCCACGGCGTCTCCGACGCAGACGCCGACCAGTACGCCGACCGTAACACTCACCTCAACACCCACTAATACTCCGGTACCCCCTAAGCCGTTCTTCATCCCAGCCCCAACGGCGTCGGCCACCGGCACGGTTACGGCCACCGGTACGGCTACGGCCACGCCGACCAACACACCCAAGCCGCCCAATCCGTTCTTCGTGCCGCAGCCCACGTCTACTGCCACGGGCACTGCCACGGCTACGCCAACCAACACGCCGCAACCACCTAACCCGTTCATCGTTCCGCAGCCCACCCACACGCCAACCAACACGGCCACAGCTACACCCACCGGCACGCCTGTACCGCCTAAGCCGTTCGTCGTGCCGCAGACGGTTACTGGCACTGCGACATCAACCGCCACGCAGACGCCGCTGGTGCCGCCCACGCTTACTCCGGCGCAGGCTCCGTTCTTCGTGCCGCAGCCCACGCAGACGCCCACGCCGTTTGTGGCGTTGGTGCCCACGGGGCACGTGGCCGTGTTTGGTGGCGGCATCGGCGACGTGCAGGCATGCGTCAACACGCCAGCGCCCGGTACGCCTGCGCCACCG